TACAAGTGTAATGAATGGTTGGATGCATCAGATTTAAAAGTCTTTGAAGACATGAAGAAGCGCAATCCACGGCGGTACAAAGTCGCAGGTCTTGGCGATTGGGGAATTGTGGAAGGTCTGGTGTATGAGAACTGGAAAGAACAGTCTTTCACGCTGGACGATGTGCGCGGATTCCATACAGTGTGCGGCCTGGACTTTGGTTATACCAATGATCCTTCCGCATTTTTTATTGGTTTTCTGGATTTGGAAAACAAACGCCTGTATGTGTGGGATGAAATGTATGAAACCGGATTAAGCAACCGGAAGATATATGAAACCATCACGGGTATGGGATATGGGAAAGAAACAATCACGGCGGATTCCGCTGAACCAAAATCCATTGATGAATTGCGTTCTTTGGGGCTGTACGTCCACGGCGCAAAGAAAGGCAAGGATTCTATCAACAACGGGATTCAATGGATTCAGGATTTGGAAATTATTGTTCATCCGCGCTGTGTGAACTTCCTGACAGAAATATCTAATTACATGTGGAAATCTGACCGGTTCGGAAAGAAGCTGAATGAACCGATTGATGATTTTAACCATCTGATGGATGCCATGAGGTATGCGCTTGAACAGTATATCCTTGGCAATGGATGGATTTATTAAGGCGGTGATGAAATGCTGACAAAAGAAGAACTGAAGCTGTTCATTGACGAAGATATGGCGTCAGTGAAAAAGCAACAGGCACTTACCGGCGCACGGTACTATGACGCCGAACATGATATAAAAAATTGCCGTCTGTTTTTCTATAATTCAGATGGCCAGTTGGTTGAGGATACGACAAGGGCAAATGTAAAAATTCCCCATCCATTCTTCACAGAATTAACAGATCAGGCCACACAGTACATCTTGTCGGGTGATGATCCGTTTGTTGTGTCAGATGATCCAGACCTTCAAGATGAACTGGACAGCCGGTTTAACAATAACGATGACTTCCGGGCAGAACTGTCAGACCTGATTACAGATTGCCAGACAAAGGGATTCGCGTATATGTACGCGCTGAAGGATGCCAATGACAAGATGCGCTTCACGTGCGCGGATGCCATTGGCGTGATTGAGGTGGAAGGCCGTTTTGCCGGTGATGGTAAAGACCATGTGATTTATTGGTATATTGATCGGATCGACAAAGACGGGCACAGAATCAAAAAGATTCAGGATTGGGATGATTCGGAAACCCACTACTACACACAGGACGATGAGGGAGAAATTCAGGATGATGCGGATGAAATTTACAACCCACGTCCGCATGTTCTGTATACCAAGGGGGATGGAAAGACTTATGGTGAAGCCCTTGGGTTTGTCCCGTTCTTCCGGCTGGACAACAACAAGAAACAGTTTTCCAACCTGAAGCCGGTCAAGGAACTGATTGATGACTATGATATGATGGCCAGTTCCCTATCCAACAACCTGATTGATTTTGATCATCCGCTGTATGTGGTTAAGGGATTCCAAGGTCACAATCTGGATGAACTTCAGCAAAACCTGAAAACGAAAAAGATGATTGGAACCGCACCGGATGGCGGTGTGGAAATTCACACGGTCGATGTTCCGTTTGAAGCCCGAAAGACAAAAATGGAACTGGATGAAAAGAACATTTATCGGTTTGGGTTTGGCCTGAATTTGTCCGGGTTGAAGGATACAAGCGCCACAACGAACATTGCGATCAAAGCAGCCTATTCCCTTCTTGATTTGCGATGCAATCGCTTGGAAACACAACTGAAGCGGTTCCTACGCAAGGTTGTTAACGTGGTCATTGATGAAATCAACAAGGAACAGGGCACAGATTACCAGACAGATTCTGTGCATTTTGAATTCACTCACGAAGTCATGAGCAACGAACAGGAAAACGCAACGATTGAAAAGACAGATGCAGAGAAGAAACAGGTTGAGATCAACACGCTTCTTTCTCTTCAGTCCGTCATTGGTGATGAACAGGTTATTCAGATGATCTGTGATGTTCTGGACATTGATTATGATGATATCAAAGATCAGATTCCGAAGGATGATCCTTATGCAGATTTAGAATCACAGTTAGGCGGTGAAGGCAATGGCATTGAACAACCGAATGAAGGAAGTCCAGAAAGCGGCGCTGAGTGATGAAAAGCACACCATTCAGCTACTTCAGCGGATATATGAACAAGCCGCCAAGGATACAGAAGCCAAGATTGCCGCATTGAACGCACGGACAGACCTACAGAATATCCAGTCCATTGTTTACCAGAAACAGTATCAGGAAGCGTTGAAGAAACAGCTTGATGGGATTATCAATGATCTGCATACACAATCATTCACAACGGTTTCTGAATATCTTGGAAAATCTTATGAACATGGATTTTATGGCACCCTTTATGATTTACACGGTCAGGGGGTGCCATTTCTGTTTCCGATTCGTCAGGATGAAGTTGTAAAAGCCCTGAACAATGATTATTCCAACATTGCCAAGACACAGCGCGGCAAGGATATCTATAAGCGCATGGGCGAAAATACAGATTACCTGAAAAAGGCAGTCCGTGCGGAAGTATCACGGGGTATTGTAAACGGTTCTTCTTGGCTGGATATGGCAAGTCACGTGGCAAAGGGAATGAACAGCCCGTTCAACCGGGCAATGAAGCGGGCGTTCCTGATAACCCGCACAGAGGGGCACAGAATTCAGAATCAGGCAACCGTGGATGTGCAGAAACGTGCAAAGGGCTTGGGTGCTGACATTGTGAAACAATGGGATGCTACGTTGGATGCCAATACAAGGCCATGGCATGCTGAAGCTGACGGACAAATTCGGGAAATTGATGAGGAATTTGATGTTGGCGGCGAAAAGATGAAAGCGCCAGGAATCGGTGGTTCCGCACGGAATGTGTGTAATTGCCGGTGCGTACTTCTTCAGCGTGCAAAATGGGCGCTGAACAAGAATGAAACAAAGTATCTTGGTGATGTGTCCAGTATGACGGATAAGCAAAAAGAAGATATTGCCAAAAAACTTGGTGTCAATGTGGATGAGTTGCCAAAAATTTCAAAATCAATTGTTCCGATTCATGCAACAGATTATAATGAATTTAAAGAGAAGGCGCAAAACGTCCCAATACAGAAAATTATTGACGATTTTGTAAATGGTAAATCAACTGACCGCAAGGCATTGGGCGAACGCATATTGAAAGAATATGGTGTTGATGGTGTCCCGGTAAACATCAAGGATATGGCCGATTATGGATATTGCAGTATTCGTATTCAGAATGGAAAACTTACTGTTACGGATTATAACTTGAATGCCCGTGACAAACGAAGTATTCCATATCAGATTAAAACGGCCTTTCATGAAGCTTATCATGCAAGCGGTAATGGATTTTCAACCGACATTGATTCTATGGATCAAAGTCGTTGGCTGGATTTGGAAGAAACATTTGCAGAAAGTTCGGCACACTACATGGTTTCGCAATACGGTATTACAGAACTAGCACCTTCTTATCCTGACAAACTTGTGAAGATGCTTCCAAGGTTGAAGAAACTTCCTGAGTTCAAAGGATGCAAAACTATCGCAGACTTTGGAAAGGTAGCACAAGAAGCCCGTCAGAACGGTGGGGGATCGGTTTGGAAAGATATGTCACAACGGGCAATGCGAAAAAAATTTGATTTTGCCGCATATACAAAACAATATTTTCAAACCATCAGAAAAGATATTCCCGGTATGGTTGATAAGATACTTGAAAACATGCCTGAATCTAAACAATATCGCAAAGATATGATAGATGATTTAACAAAAGCTATGGATAATGTTGATACATACGGTTTTCCGCTTGGTGATAATCAATCACTCATGCTGAATAATGCGGTTGCTGTTGAAATGGGGAAAATGGGGGTATTGTAAATGATACGTTATATTCCTGATGAATTGTTCGTAGATTTGAAGAACAAAGAAAAAGTGAAGAAAATCCTTAATGACATTCCCGACACAAGTTTGAGGATTCCCGGAATCAAAACTATTGAGGATGGGATCAGGGAAATTAAAGAACTGGGTGAAACCAAGGTTGCAAATTTCCTTGGCCACAGGTGAGGAAAGCACGGTCAAACAGCCGTGCTTTTCTTATGCCTTAACAAGTTATCAAGGAATTGCTGAAAACGCCTGTATGACCGTTATATGAGGTCAGAGAGGGGGTTCTACATGTGCATGAGAAGCGCAGAAAGGCGGTGATCCAGCTTATCTTCCAGCCATGGGTTAAATGGCATGGGAAGGCCACACTTCACGGTGTGGTCTTTTCTTTTGTCCGATAAAGGGTGATGACGTTTAAAAGCACCCCGAAATAACCGCCGGTCACAGCGGATATACAAAATGTGATTGGTTCCCGGTAGACACCGGATATAAAAACAGCAATCAAAAGAAAGGAAAACAATTATGAATCTTGAATTTCTGAAGGCAATCTTAGGTGATGATCTGTTCAATCAGTTTGTTGAAAAGTTGAACGCTTACAACGGCGATGAAGCCAATAAGGACAAGCAGATCAAGCTTGCAAACCTGACAGATGGCGGCTATGTGTCCAAGGATAAATACACAGACCTTGAAACGACACTGACCGGCAAGCAGTCAGAACTGGAAAAGGCAAATGGACTGATTGAAGAACTGAAGAAGGGTGCCGGAAAAGACACAGAACTTCAGCAGAAAATCAGCGGTTATGAAGCACAGGTTGCAGACCTTCAGGCCGAAAATAAACGCCTGAAAGCTGAAAACGCGCTGAAGTTTGCGCTGATTGAAGCCGGTGCAACAGATGTGGATTATGTGTTCTACAAGGCCAGTGAAAAGCTGAAGGCTGACGGTAAGACCATTGATCTTGGCGAAGATGGCAAGGTAAAGGGTATTGACGATCTGATTACCGGACTGAAGACGCAGCTTCCCAACCAGTTCAACGCTGGCAAGGATGGCGGTGACGGTGGCAAGGTCGTGGA